GGTATAAAGATTTAACTGAAAATGTTAAAGAAGCTGATAAAACAGTAGAAACTGCATTACAAAAACTATCACAAGCCAAAGGTAGTGCGCCAGGTCGTATGGTTCGGTCAGCAGGCAAATGGGTAGCAGGTAATGAAGATTTAGAAATTTTAACTAAGAGCTTGGCAGATTTGTCAGTACGTCAATCAAAATTGATGGGCGCAGGTACAGATGCAGCAAATGAAGCTGTAGCAAAAACTCAAGGTAATGCTGATTTAACAGAAGGTGGATTGCGTAGTATTTTACAACGTATATCTGCAACTAATACGGCATGGAAAGATTATACAAAAGCTAGTATGGCGTATGAATCAAATCGAGGGATATATGGAGCAAACGTCAATCATGAGCAATTTAAAAAAGCATGGGCTGCTAATTACGATACTAATATTTTTATTTTACAAAATATTCATGATTCTAATTTGTCCAAAACAGACAAAGAATTAGAAGCTCAAAAGTTATTTAAAGGTATGTCAGATGCTCAAATGAAAGAATTTGAACGAAAAGCCAGAAATATTCATGCATTAGAAAATGGAAACTATAAATAATGGCTGAAGAAGATTCCTATTTATCGTTAATTCCTACAAGAAAAGAAACCCCTGTTACTCAAAATAGTGGTGGTATTCGCTATGCTGCCGATCTAAACAATCCAACAGGTTTAGGATGGAATGGCAAAACATGGAACTCATACAATAGTCCTGAAGAAGGTGTAAAAGATTCTTTAACAACTATTACAAAGTATTTAAGCAGTCAAGGCCCAATGAGCAATGTTTCTGCAACGCCTGAAAACTACATAGGGATGTGGGTAAATGGCAAGCCTGAAACTGGCGCACAAGTCCAAAAAGGTGCTTATGCAAAAGCATTGCGCAAACAATTAAAAGATGCAGGCATTGAATTATTAAAAGGCGATATTATCCCTAACACGGAAGAAGCAAAACAAGCCATTTTAAAAGCTCATATTGTTCATGAAAATACTGCAGGGCATCAATCAAAGTTTTTAGACGTATTGCCTAAAATTCAACAAACAAGTAACGAAACTGAGCAAGATACCCCTAATTATTTGTCGTTAATGCAACGGCCTGCTGTAAATGAACAAATAGAGCCTGCAGAACGCGAATATAAGCCTGGCTTTTACAATCCAAATATTGTGGCACAAGGTGAACGCGCAAGGGCTGCCGGTGGTGGTAATTTAGAGCCTGCAATAAATGAAATAGCAAATGTCATTAAATCAATGAACATTGAAGATTGGAAAAAAGAATCTTTAATTGCTAATATGTTGAAATATGGTGTTGGTGGTATGCCAATTATTGGCAATGAAGCATTTAAACAAGAAGGACAAGAAAAATTATTACAAACAGGTCAAGCTGCCTTAGGTGCTATATCACATCCAATACAAACATTCCAAGACATTAGCAAATTAGAGCCAGGTCAGCTTATTGGGGAAATGATAAAAGGTGGTGTTTATGATGCAGCTTTAGGGCCTGCAACAAAAACTTTAATGTCTGGTGCAGGATCTGTTGTTAAACCTGTTGTTGGTGCTGTTGGTGAAAGATTAAAACCTATAGCAGAACAAATAGTTGCAGATTATAAAAGTCCAACCCATACTATTAGATCAGGATTACAAGAATCATTTCAAAAGTTAAAAAATCCTCAAGTAACAATAGAAGCAATGTCACCGCAAATGGCAGGAGTTGGTGCTGCTAAAGTAAGCAAAGAAACAACTATAAATAATTTATTGCCAGAATTAAGCACAGAAACACAAAATATTATAAAAAATACGTCACCTGACAAAATTAATTTGCCTGCACTAGAAACTAAAGCCTTAGAAGAAAAGCACGGCATTTCATTGTCTAAAGGTCAAAGATCTGATCCATCAAGATATGCAGATGAATGGAATAGACGAGGCACAGACGAAAGTATACAAGGTTTATTTGCTAATCAACCACAACAATTTGCTCAAGCATTTGATAATTTATTAGATAAACACGCACCTGATATTAGGGATTTTAGTAAAGAAAACTTAGGACAAATACAAATTAATTCTTTATTGCAAAAAGACCAATTACGACAAGGCGCAATAAGACAAGCTTATAAAGATTTAGAAACTTCTAATGCAGGACAATTTCCTATTGATGTTGCACAATTAGGGCAAAACATTGACGAAGCCTTAACGGCAAAATTAAAGAAAAACATTTATGAAGATAAATTAGGAACTATTAAAAAAGATATTGATCAACTTGTTCTAAAAGGATCAATGACATTTGATGATTTTGAAAATTTACGTTCCAATTTAGCAGATGAAATGCGTACTAATCAAAGTGGATCAGCAAGAGCTGCAGCGCACATACTGCGTGAACAATTAGAAAATTTGCCATTACCTGAGAATCTACAAAATATCAAACCTTTAGCAGACAAAGCAAGGTCATTAAACAGAGAACGCATGGAAGTAATTAAAACTAATCCTGCATATGCAAAAGCAGTTAAAGAATCTGCAACATCTCTTGAATTAGAAGGCGAATTAGCCTCATTAAATGCTGCCAAGTTTCATGATACTTATGTTAAAAATGCAACTCCTGAAGCAACGCGCAGAATGATTGATGAAATTCAAGACATACCAGAAGCAATGCAAGCTATTAAAGCAGGCGATATATTAAATGCAAAAGAAGCTGCTGGTTTAAATGGTGGGAAATTAAACCCAGCATCATTAAATAAATATTTACGCACACAAATCGACAAAAATAAATTTATTCATAGTCCTGAATCTGCACAAGATTTACTTGATTTAGAAATATTATCAGGAAAAGTTGCACAACCCAAAGAAAGAGTATTTAATTATTCTAATAGTACATCTGCATTATTAGGTGAATTAGCAAAACAAGGATTACAGTTTAAAGGTGAAGCTGCTTTGGCTGCTGCAACTAAAGGTGTTTCTATTCCTGTTGTAGGTGCTGGAAAACAATTATTGGAACAATTTAACAAACGTAAATTTGCTCAAGATACAACTAATCCATATTCAGGAATTATTCAGGAGAAATAATGGCAGTCTTACTATCACCCATAGGTAATGGATTTCAATTCCTAACCACAACAGGACTACCACTCAGTGGTGGTCAATTATATACCTATCAAGCAGGTTCATCTACACCATTAACTACTTATTCGGATAATGGTGGAACTGTACCAAACGCTAATCCTATTGTGTTAGGGGTAGATGGTAGGCCACAAACAGAAATATGGTTAACGCAAGGGTTTAACTATAAATTTATCTTAACTGATTCTAGTAATAACATTATTCAAAGTTACGATAATTTATATGGTATTTTACAAACTGCGCCTACCGTATCTAATACAGTACCTAGTGGATTAATTGCTATTTGGTCAGGATCAGTAGGTTCTATTCCTAGTGGCTGGGTATTGTGTAACGGTTTAAATGGCACACCAGATTTGCGTAATTCGTTTGTATTAGGCGCAGGTAATACTTATGCCGTAGGTACAACAGGTGGTTCTACAGATGCAATTGTGCCAAGTCATACGCATAGTGCAACATCTAGCTCAAGTGCAAGTTCTACATCAAATGTAACAGATCCTAGCCATACTCATATTTATGCAAATGGAACTCCAAATGCCGCATATAAACCTGATGGAGCAACTGGCCCCGCAGCCTATTTAGGCGATAATGGAACAACACAATCATCAACTACTGGAATTACAGTAGCAACTACAACATCAGTATCTACATCAACAACAGTAGCAACAGCAGGAGTAAGCGTAACAAATGCTAATATGCCTCCATATTATGCTTTAGCGTTTATTATGAAATCATGAGTAACTTTGAAATTGATCCTGTTAAATATGGTCAACTTTGGGAAAAAGTTGATCAGTTGTCAGCAAAAGTTGATAAACTTGAAGATGGTATGGCTGAATTGCTAGAATTAGCCCACAAAGGCCGTGGTGGTTTTTGGGTGGGTATGATTGTAGTATCTGGTTTGTTTACTTTATTAGGTTATTTTTCACAAAATTGGATGCATAAATAATGGAATGGTTAGCACAAATTGCGCCTGGTATTGCTACGGCACTTGGTGGCCCATTAGCCGGATTAGCCGTAACTGCCATATCTAAAGCACTTGGCATTGATGAAAAAGACGTACAAAATACCATTGAATCAGGCAAATTATCTGCAGAACAATTAACAAGTTTAAAACAAGCTGAAATTGAGTTACAAAAACAAGCCAATGAATTAGGGCTTAATTTTGAAAAACT